TCCCGTTAGCGCCGAGAGTGGCATTGGCAGAATTGACCGCTTGAACTCTCTCGCCGACAATGAACGATGCGCCGTTGACGGTAAAGTTCGAGACCTCAAATTGCCTAAAGTCCACGGTAGAGTTTGACACCACACCCGATGCAGACGACACGTTGATTGACAGGGGCTCTGTCGCTATGGATAGCTTGAACGTATTAGCATTCGTTCCCGCCAGAGAGCTGGTGAATGTGATGAACGGAATATCCACCACTATTGATGTAGAGTTAACGAATGAAACTCGTCTGAAGTTGCTATTCGCGTTCTCACCGACTCTGATGTAGCTGTTGATCGGGAAGTCGGTTGCAAATCCAGTTGTACCGCCAGTAGCGTTAGCGGCCACTATATTTCTAGGGAATATTCTGCCTGTGGCCGCCTGCCCCTGAATGGTGTGACCTGTTTCGGTAGGACCCTTGGTGAGGGCAATTCTAGAACCTGTAGCTGAAGCCTTAAGCGCTATGGCAGTTGTATTTGCAAACTCTATGAAGTAGTTTGTACCCGAGGTCAGACCGCCCACAGCTGTATTTCCTGCAGCCACACTGTAAGTTATAACGTCGTTGGCGACAAAGAGATGAGCTGTTCCGGTTATTAGACTGTGGGACTGCCCAGCTCCCGTTCTTGTTTCAGCTATGTTGACGTTGGATCCTCCTAGGGTCGACGAAAGTGATACTGCAGATGAGTTTACGAACGAGACGTAGTAGAAGGAATTCCCTGTCAGGTTGGGAATGGCGGTATTTCCGGTCGGCACGGAGTAGAAGACAAGGTCGTTAACGCTGAGAAATGTGTTAGCGCTGGCGACAAATAGAACATCGGCCGTATTGCTTACGCCCGTGGTGTTTGCGGTGACGACGAACGAATTGCCGAGCAGGATGACGTTATTGGATCCGGACCCAGTCCCGCCAGTTACGGCAGTGTTCGCGTTGAACGCTCTAGCAGCAGGCGCTGATACTACAATCGTCGGCTCTGACAGGTATCCAGAGCCATTACTTGAAATGTTGATCGCGGATATCCTACCTGTTGAGTTGGCAGTAGCGTTAGCGACACCGCCAGACCCAGAGTTACTAGTTATAGTTACAGTGGCGTTTCCGGTGTATCCAGATCCCGATGTGAGCAGGAGAGTACTGAACAGAGATGTGTTCGTACTTACAAGGACTCTCTTGTCTGCTGTATTGGATATCAGAGCGCCGGTGTCGCTGGTGTCCCTGATGGGAAGTCGATCTGTAAACTCGACTGCGCTGTTGTACCTGAATACTCTAAGTGAACTAGAGTTGGCTGTAAGCACCAGAGCTTCGACTCCGGTATCAGACTGTCTTACGTTAGACGTAGCGCTGAAGTACCCGACTGTATTCGATGTAGAGATGGTGTCTACAATCTGTCGGATTGTTTCACCGACTGCACCACCGCCCGACACAAAATTGGTGTTGGTGAGGTCGAACCTCGTGTACACGTCGATATCAGAGACAGTGACCGTCTTTGATACGCCGTTGTATCCTGTGATCTCTCTGATCTGACCTGATCCGAAACCCGACTTAAGATAGATCGACGACTTGTTGTAATAGCCGTTTGTGGATGACGACGTATTGCTTATCTTGATCGTATTGCGATCGATGATGGCCTGTATCTGGCCAGTCTCAAACACGTTGTATCCGGAACCGCCGTTGGCAATGTTGATGACGTCGATGGTCCCTGGGGTCGCGTTGCCCTGGACTTCAGTGTTGGGTGTAACCGGGATGAAGCTCGACGAGGTAAACCTGGTGTTTGCAGTCGGGTCAACGGTGTACATGTACTTCCAGACGTACCCATCACTTGTTTCAAATGGGCCGTCCGTCAGCACGAGTGTCGGCATCACAGTTGAGTTGGCACGGTTGTTATTGTAGATGCACTTGTACACGCCGTATGCAGGGGTGGTGAGTACGTAGTAGTCCTTGGAGTACAGGTTTGCGTCGTTTTGGTCGTATTGATCATAGACCGTATTGGCCGTCCACGTCTTTCTTGGGATAACGTGGATGATATCGCTGTTTGCAATGGCCTTACCGAAGATGAGCTCGTTGAACGTATCCAGTTCGATCTGGGCTACAGACGAGTTTACGTCAACTACATTGGTCTCGTCAACAGTACCATCCGCAGCTAGCCATGGATTTGGTCTGGCCGCAAAAACATAATACGCACCATTTGAGTGCTCAACCGAATCAATGAAGTTATTGACCTGGTCGATATAGTGATTAATCGTAAGCAGTGATGTCATTTCTTTGCAAGCCTGTCTTTACGGTGTGGCCGTTATCTGTGAGTACACTACCGATGATTGGTCACTGTTGTAGATGTCCTGCATCTTGAACCTGCCGAACAGAGCCTTACCTGTCGGATGCACGAGATTTCTTACCAACTGCTCGTATGAATTGAGCATTCTTTGGGCAACAATCTCATATGAGAAGTCCTGGTAATAGAAGCTATCCTGGATCCTCATCTCATCACTAGCAAAGCTTCTTCTGTTCAACCAGCGACCCTCTCCCTTACCGAACGAGTAGACAATAGATGTACCAGTGACCACGGTTTGGTTATTTGCAAACGATAGGTTTACAGATTCGCCTGGTAAGTAACCATAGCCTGAGTTTATGACCTCCACTGAGGTTACAACTCCGTTACCGCCGACGATCCTCGAGTCTACCAGAGCGTTGTGTCCCTTGATTCTACCAAAGCTGTCGGTGATATTTAGTCCCGCTATAGCCGGCTCTATGACGTCTATGTATGGCTTTGTGAGGTAATTTGAACCCGGGTTGATCTGAGACAGGAACGCGATCGTGCCCACCTCAAGTGTGGTAAACGTCAGCCCTGCGGTCAGTACGGTGTCAAGGTTTGAATTGGCTGTCAGAGATAGCTTTGGTAAGTTCCAGTTGGTGAGTCTGGTTACGCCGGTTATGGTAGCGCTTCCGGAGGCAGTGATGTTCGTCAGCGTCTTTGTCGGTACAAAGTAACTATTTGAGTTGACTCTTACGACTGATCCGCTGGATGAAACAACTGTGCCGTTTCCGTTCAGAGTCTGCTTTGTCGGGGTAACAACAAGCTGTACCACCGACGATGATATGTTACTGACCAGTAGTGCGCCGGATGCAATGTTCGCGTTGTTCAGTGAGCTGTCTGTTGCAGACGTGCACCACACGTGGGTGCCATCGCTGCGATACACGTATAGGTTGGAGATTCCTAGGGTCGAGTTTGAGAGTGACTCACCGTTGCTGATGGCGTTCGCACTTACATACGCACACTCTAGCTGCAGGGAGTTAGCAGTACTTGTGACTACGTGACCGACACCGAATGAGCCAGTCACCGACGACACGGAGATATCGAACGTGTTCGTCTGACTCTCTAGAGGTGTGTTGAGGTAGTTTCCGAACGATTCTGCAATGACGTCGATGAATTCTCTGTTGTTCAGTCCACCGACTCGGAATGTAGCCCCCGTGCCGGACCCACCTGATACCCTAGTAACGGTTGCGGATCCCGTAGCGGAGGTGACAGTGCTGCCCTCCGTAAACTGCAGAGATGGGCTGAAGTTGATGATCTGAACAAAGGAACTGTTTGCGAACGTCACCGTACCGTTCGCATTGGTTGTTGAGTCTACTATGGATTCCTGATTTGCAAAGTAGCCTATGGGGGACTCTATGAGTAGATTGATGGTGGGCTCGACCGTAACGATCGCGTTTGTCGAGTAGCCGGTGCCGCCGTCGACTAGAAGGAAGCTTACAGCCCCGGTGAACTCGTCGATAACCGAAACGACTTTGGCCTTGCCCTGGATGCCGGACCCGGTTATGTTGAGTATGTCTCCGACTCGGTACCCGGTACCGCCCTGCGATATTGCAACGCCCGAGAGTGAGCCGGTTATTATGGGTGCATTGGCAGCAGTTATTGCGGTGCCGTTGGTCTGGTAGATCCTGTCGCCCTGGAGAAACCTCCCTCGAATGCCATCAAGCTCCAGAATGTTAATAGTTCTGCCGTTGACTATCTTCTTGGAGAAGCTGTTGACGATTGCGGTTCCTGTTTTACCAGGGGTCTGTATTTCAGTGCCGATAATCTTTGGTAGATTTGAATTGAATGACACCTCGACGTAGGAGGGGATCTTCCAGGTGTTGTCGGAGGGCCTGAAGATATACTCTCCGGGCAGGTATATCTCGATGTCCTCTCCGAACACGAGTCGAAACAGGAGCTCATGAGCTCTCTTGGTGCCCTTCGACTGATATAGATCAAGTATATGCTTTATCAGCAGTCTCTTGTCGACAATAACGCTTTCAGGTAGTTCTGAGATGAACTCACTAGTGAAGTACTTTATGAACTCAGGAAGAGTCTCATCTATGTCGTTGTAGTCTAGCAGTGATCTCGCGTGCCCAACGGCCTGATCTGTCTGCTCGAGCCACTCGTAGTACGCCTTGACAAACGCAATGAAGTTAGGACCCTCGGTCCTGTAGAACTGAGGGAACTGTTGCGCAATGAACGGCGATACGTATCTTTCAATGGTCGACATCTTAGGCCGACCTCACCACTACCTGGATAGACTCTATGTCTATGGCAAGGATGTCGTTTTGTCCTGCAGTTACGTCCTCGGATTCGGGCCTTGCGTAGAACTCTATTCCGTCTTTGCCCAAGAAATCGGTGATGGTTATGGAGTTAAAGGATGCAATGCCCTGATCGTAGTTGATGGATCCTGCAGTCGAGTAGGTTATGGATCCAGGAACCGTAACGTCCTTGAGGTATACAGTCGTGGAGCTGTTTATGACTACAATCTTGTTGCCTTGCTGCACCGTCGTGAACGTGTTGTTGTTTGGATTGAAGTCCGTGTACTGGTACTTCCTGCCGTTGGCAGTAAACTCACTGCTGTAGAAGGAGCCCGGTACAACTCTATTTCTAAACTGGACTGTGGGGAACGTCGGAGAGTCCAACTGAAGCAGGGCAACCTTCTTCATTGTCACTTCGGTTTGGTTACTCGAGATGGAGGCATCAGAGTCGTCGATTGCAGCCTCAAGTCTTGATGACTTAAACTCTATGTTGAATTGATTTAGTTCGGTGTCATTAAACACCTCGATGGTCTGCTTTACGATAGCAGATATGTCAGCTGGACTGCTTAGGGTTCTACCTGGGGTGTACTTGACAACGGTCGAGGGAATCAGGTACAGGTAGTCACTGTCTATCACAACTGGCTGAATGCCAATTGGACACCTGTCCTTCAGGAACACCTCGATGTCGCTCTTTTCAGTCGACGATAGTCTCTCACCCGAATAGGTCAGAGGAGCTATGAACACCTTTCCGTATTGCGGACTACCGGTTATCGTTTCACCACCGTAGACAAATGCATCCTTTACCTCAGAGAACTGCTGGACTATCAGAGTCGCGTAATCGGATACAGTTATTGCTCTCTGCTGGGTCTGAAATGCTCTCGGAGCTCTGAACTTGATCTCATCTATTGTCTCAGCAGCGCCGCCGCCGGCTCCGACCTGGGCTACACCTATAGTCGGGATGATGGCGCTGGTGTATCCGTTGATCGTGCCTAGGTTGTCGTTGAGAACAAAGTTTGTGGTGCCGTTACCTCTTGTTCCAGCCGTTATCCTATACGTGGCAAG